GATGCTTCACCTTACTTAACCTGCGATAATGAATATTTTCAAATTATTTTAAAAGCAAAAGAAAAAGATATTTCAGTGTGGGAAGAATATTGTACTGGCGAACATTCAACAAATGTAAAACCTGATTTGTTAAAACATATTGAGGCAAACTATAATCATTACAAACACCCAGACATAAATAACTTAGTAGACTTTACCGATATGATTCATGATATTGTGCAGCAACCAAACAAAGTTCCAAACTTTGATGTAGTTTTTATTGATGAAGCTCAAGATTTATCTCCTATACAATGGAAATTATACGACATACTAAAATCTAAATCAAAAAATATTTATTTAGCTGGTGACGATGACCAGGCAATTTACGGTTGGGCTGGAGCAGATGTAGATAGATTTATTCAAGAACCTGCCGCAGAAAAAGTATTATCAAAATCTCGAAGGATTCCAATAGCAGTGCAAGATGTGTCAGAAATTATTACTGCACGAATCGCAGGACTTAGAGCAACTAAAAATTATTTACCAAGAGATGAAGAAGGATTATGTAGTAAAATTAATAGTTTAGAAAATGTAAATCTTTATCAGGACGATTGGTTAATATTAACTAGAACTTTATCTAGAGCAAAAGAAATATGTGATCTCTTAAAAGTAAAAGGTTTGTATTATGAAAACAGACATCAAAAAAGTTACAACACTAAACTTTACAAAGCAATTGTTAATCATAACAAATGGTTAAATGGTGAAACAATAACCGATACAGCTAAAGCAGATATAATAGAATACTTAGGAAATAGAGAACTTGTAAAAGATAGAAATAATTATAACTTAAAATGGTTTGAGTGTTTTGACAATGCACCAGCTGATGAAAAAATTTATATAAGATTAATGTTATCAAATAAAGAAAAATTAAGCGATGATGCACGAATTAAAGTATCTACTATTCACGCTGCAAAAGGAGGTGAATGTAAAAACGTAATTTTAGTATTAGATAATGCTAAAAAAATAAGAGAAGCTACTACCAATAGCATAATAAAACGTGACGAAGAGCATAGAGTATGGTATGTAGGTTGTACGAGAGCAAAAAGAAACTTGTATTTAATGAGAGCAAAAATAGAACGAAAGGGATATCCATTATGACATCAGAAGATATATTTAAAGAATCATTTCCACAATACACTCAGGTAGGCGGGAATCACTATACAAAATTTCCTATTCAACCTTATGAGTTTATTTCTAAAAATGATTTATCATTTTTTCAAGGCAACGTTGTGAAGTACGTTTGTAGGTATCAGAGAAAAGGTGGGGTTGAAGATCTTAAAAAGATTGTACATTATTGTCAATTAGAAATGTTAAAAATAAATGACATGAAAAAGAAAAAGTAATGCCTAGAAAAAATTATAAACGTAAAACTATCACAGTGAATAAACATAAATTTTATTTAGAGATTTATAATAATTTAATTAATTGGGAAATATTTCCTTATAACCATGAGGCAGCTTTGTATGCATTTAGTAATAAGGATAGATTAAATAAAATAGTAACTAATAAATACATATATGAGGTAAAAAATGATTAAAGATGAATTAGATATAAAAGCTTTTTACAAAGGAAAAGAAGTTAAAATAATTGAGTTACACCATTTAGGTTTTTTTTATAGTGGACTTACAACTCTTGCAACTAAATGGAAAGTAAAACCTTTTGATGTTTTAATGAAAGACGTTAGTGATGAAACCACTCAAGCTGCTTTAAACATTATGATTGGTTTAATATATAAAGATATGTGTACTAAAAGTGGACCGGTAATAAATCTTAAAAAATTTAAAAACGAAATGTTGTTAAAAAATAAAAAACCAAAAGTATTTTTAATGGAGTCTGATTATTTAAAAATTCCTGACAATGATTTTGATAATGGAATGGGGTTTTTAAAAAAAATTGGTTTCATAGGACAGGATACGTATCATAACTATATTGCAATTAATAATTCGATTATGGATTATTGTAGAAAATTAGGTAATTATCTTTTTAATACTTGGTATTGCCAAGAGTCTTTTAAAAGAAATACTCATTACTTTGGTGATCATAATAGTTATGATCATTATAGAGCTTCTCAAGAACGAAAACAAATTAGTAATAAAACTTTAAATTAAAATGAAAGTACCTCTATTTGAAGCACAAACCGAATGGAATGAACCAGAGGAATATCCGGATCTAAGAAAATACGACGAGATAGCAATTGACTTAGAGACAAGAGATCCTGATTTAAAATCTAAAGGTAGCGGATCTATTATTGGTAATGGTGAAGTAGTAGGTATCGCTGTTGCCGTACCTGGTAGAAAATTTTATTTCCCAATTGCTCACGGATCAGGGCCAAACATGGATCGTAAAAAGACTTTAGAGTGGTTCAAAGATGTTTGTGAATCAGATGCTATAAAAATATTTCATAATGCGATGTATGATGTTTGTTGGATTAAATCTATGGGCATACAAATCAATGGACAGATAGTAGACACCATGATTGCAGCATCATTAATTGATGAAAATAGATTTAGATTTGATTTAAATAGTTTATCTTGGGATTATTTAGGTCATGGTAAAAATGAGTCTGCACTTAATGAAGAAGCAAAGTCTAGAGGATTAGATCCTAAAGCAGATATGTGGCAACTGCCAGCAATGTATGTTGGATCTTACGCAGAGAAAGATGCAGAACTTACATTAGAACTTTGGCAGATATTTAAAAAAGAATTACTGCATCAAGATGTTGAGTCTATTTTTGAACTCGAAACAGATTTGTTTCCTTGTCTGGTAGACATGAGATTTCTTGGGGTGAAAGTGGACGTTCAAAGAGCTCATAAATTAAAGAAACAATTAACATTAGAAGAAGAAACATTACTCCACCAAATAAAAAAAGAAACAGGAGTAGATGTTCAATTAATGGCTGCAAGAAGTGTTGCCAAAGTTTTTGACAAACTTGGTTTAACTTATGAAAGAACTGCAAAATCACAAGCACCTTCTTTTACTAAAAATTTTATTTCTAATCATGAACATCCTGTAGTTAGAATGATAGCTAAAGCTAGGGAAGTTAATAAGGCTCATACTACTTTTATAGATACCATAATTAAACATGAACATAAAGGTCGTATCCATGCTGACATAAATCAAATAAGGTCAGATCAAGGCGGAACTGTGACCGGAAGATTCTCTTATTCAAACCCTAATTTACAGCAACTTCCTGCCAGAAATAAGGACCTTGGACCTATGATTAGGTCTATTTTTATACCCGAGAAGGGCCATAGATGGGGTAGTTTTGACTATTCTCAGCAAGAGCCTAGGTTGGTAG